CCATGGTTGGTGATAGCAATCACACAACCTACGGCCGAAAAGACACGGCTGTATTAAGGGACAAAAACCGTCGAGGGGTCAACCTCGGTGGGGCCCAGGAGCTTACCTGGGATGGAACCCACCTTGGTATGGCGAAGAAACTGAAAGCCCATGGGCTTCAGCTCTCGCACTCGACGCTTGCCGGATTGTCTTACCTTTCTTGCGTGACGCGCGAAGAGGTCAGGTATAAACTTGCCGGCAAGAGGCAACGGAAACGAGTCAAGGTAGGAGAGAAGGTTGAAACCACTCCCGCTAAGCTAGCCAAGAAGTTACGGAACGGCTGGAAACGACTAGGAAGATCCACAGATGCGTGCAAGGCTACACTGGCTCAGAACAAGCCAGGAATTCCCGCTAAGACTCCCACGTCCGTCAGAGAACGTGTACGGAGAATGCATCAATGTGAAAAGTACCGTAGTCAAGCCAAGGTTGTCATCCGAAATATGCACACCCTCAAAACAGGGTTCGAACTTGCATATGGGAAAATCGGTGACATCCAGGTCCGCAACAACGCGCTTCGAGCATTCGGTTACCTTAACTACCTCAGCTTGTGTGTACGGGATGGACTACAATGGACAAAACAGGTATCTCATGCATGGCGCCATGAGTCCTTCGAAAGTGAGCTCACACAGGACGGGTTCCCCAGCAACTGGAGGAAACCTATCCACATTAATGAGCCATTCGAAGCTGTACCTTCGACGAAGGTCAGTCTGCCTTATCCACTGAACATCCTCCCAACGACGTCACGGCTTCGATTATTCTCGGCATCATCTCTCAGCAGAGCCATCCCTTGGCGGATGGAACACCTGAAGGAGAAGGCCATACAGGAGAAAATCGACCTGTGGTTCAAAGACACCTACGATGCAGAAGACGACGAGCTAGAACAACTCGAGGACTTTGCACTAAGGCTAACCACAGACTGTAAACGTCGGAAGCACGTGCGGCTCACGGACGAGTACCTAGCAAACTTCGGGATCACGAACGAAGATCTCAAGTCGGCTAGGGCACCCATCCCAGGAAGAGCTGCATGCACTTCACACACAAGGAAAAGAGGAGGTTGTCAAGCATCACTGCAAGAAGCACTTGGCCTTCGCTTAAGTTCCACCGGCTACGGCGTGGGACCAGCGCCTGAATCTCTACCGCCACCAGACCTCGCACAACTCTACTCCGCCTGCGAAATGCCACTGACCATGGGACTTGAACCCAAGTTCAGGCCAGAAGCAATCGAGGAAGTAGGGAAGATACGAGTGGCAACAATCCATGACGCTCTGGCGACACACTACGGACGAGGTGTGTCGGCAGAGACCATTCCATTATTGGCAAGGCATCCCTGGTTCCGAGCAGGGCTGACTGGGTCAAAGATAGAACTCGAACCGCACAAAGGCGATCACGGGTTACTAACTTTGTTCAGTGCAGACTTGACGGCAGCCACGGAACTCCTAACACATGACCGAGCACAAGCGGTCATGCGAGGAGTAGGGAGTGCCCTGGAATGGAGCGAGTCACGGATGGAGGCAGTAGAGACTCTACTGGGACCCCAACGTCTCATCTACCCAGGAAACCCCAAACACGGACACCTAACAACAAACAGTGTCCTGCTGGGGCTCGGTATCACATGGACTGTGCTATCAATTGTCAACGCCTTCAACGCGACAAGAGATGGCCTCAATGATCGATCATTTGCCGTCTGTGGGGATGACCTCACGGGACTCTGGAACAGAGCCCACCGTGAACAGTACATCTCCAAGACGGAGGAAATGGACTTACAGATCAACCGATCAAAGAGCTTCACATCACGCAAATTAGGCGTGTTCTGTGAAAGACTAGTCCGGAGAGTCTACCCGACATATGTGGAGCGCAGCCTCCGAACCTCGCCAAAGATCCGGATATTCCTGGATGGTTCTACGCATGAGTTCCCACAAGTCAAGGTGAGAAAGACTCTCCTGTGTACCGACGTACACGACGTCCTGGGTATTCGAGAAGCGAGCGCGGCGAAACTCCTGACCCGACGAGGACGAACTGGAGCTTATGCAGTACGGGAAAACCTACTGCATAGACTTGAGACAACTTCTGGACCACTGCGGACACTCATCCTCCATACCCTTCAGAACACCAGGCCCAAAGGAACATTTAATGGACCTGTATGGGTAGGAGGAAACGGAAACAGAGTGAGCACAGCAGAAGATGTCCGTCGAGCCAGACGAGCATACATTGGCTACCTCGTACGAGGAGCCCCACTCCAAACACAAGAAGGAGTGGTAGATGCTGACTGGTGTGAAAAACGACGGCACATTGTCCAAGAGCTCCAGCCTGCAGCAAAGGGACCAAAAGAATCGGAAGTATTAAGGGAAGCCCTAATTGCTCATGTTCAATCAGACGCACTGAGGACTCTGAGACCCGCTCCAAAGGAGAAGTCAAAGAGTGCACTCAGGCGCCAGTCGAACAAAAGAGAGCAAATCGGACTTAAACACCTTAAGGAACCTTCCAATTTCTGGAAAGATTGGTACCCAAAGATACAGGCGTCTGGACTGTCGAGTCGAGGGCGGAAGCGGTTGTTCTCTCCTTTCAAGACTCTTATCCAAAGGCCAACACCCAAAATTGTTGAACGGGTGTTTAGGATACACCGGAGATATGGTCACGACCGAGTCGTAGCACCATTCTCTGCAGCGTGGACCCTCCAGGACATAGGCTTACAACCGACACTATTGCAAAATGGTGTACGGCGACCCTGGGCCTT